TTTCTAGCTTCGCTGACTAGCCCGACTACCTCAGCCCGACTAGCCAGCAAGTTTTTACTCTTTCTCTACCTGTGCATTCACATTCTCTGCGACCTGTTGCGCGCAGTGCTGCGAACTGTTGCGGTACCCTCTGCCAGCGGCAAAGGTCCACTCAGCCTTGAAAGCACCACAGAGCAGTAGCTTCACTGCCCGTGGATTGCTGTCATCCAGCACAAACGCACTGTCAACAGACGCAGCCCATTGATCTAGCTCAAGTAGTATGTTCCTAACAATATCTAGCCTGCCGCTAGCGTAAGCTCGCACTAGCTTGTGGACTAGATTCTTTATGTGCCAGGGAGGTTTCAAAAGTGATAAAGATATATACCTTCCCAGCCTGCACCTCCTTTCTGCCCGTGCAGGGCTTTATGCCAGCAGCCTTCTGCTTCACTGGCTTGTTAGGGCTATTTGCCCTTGGTTACTTTCCTCAAGCCCTGAACGCATGTCTTTGCGTCAGTTACGTTTGATACAATCCAAAGCTTGCCGTTGCGATCCAGCACCTCTTTAGGTTGCCACCGACTCAGCAGTTGCTTTGCGTACTCTTCCTCTTCTGGGAACAGCCAGACCATTGGCATGTACTTAGCTAGCAAGGCATACAGGCTGGCAGCGTCACCGTCGCCAAAGGCTATGACTCCAGACACATCAGCCCTAGAAGCCCAAGCCTCTAGCTCCTTCTCATTGCAAGGATCAAAGTGCGGCACCTCTCTTTGCCGCTTGCCAACAAGCATGGTGCCAGCCTTTTGACCTCCAACTCTTGCGCTGTGCCTCGACTGCGAGTAGCCGTTGAAGTGGCAAACAACCACTGCATCCTTGTCCAAGTCTGCAATAGCTAGTGCCGCTGCATAGCAGGCGTCCCGAATCTCTGAGCA